GTGGCCATTGGTTACCTGGCTGGTAGTAACGCACAAGGCACAGCCGCAGTGGCCATTGGTTACTATGCTGGTGAATTAAATCAGGGCAACAATTCAATCATTATCAATGCCACAGGTACAGACCTACAACAAACCACTGCCAACACATTCACAGTGAAACCTGTGAGAGCAGTAGCCAGCGTGACTTTTGCCGCACCTACCTCAGGCTCAATACCTGCAGGATTCTCACCCATGTACTACAATCCCACCACAGGTGAGATTATTGTGATCACAACCTAGACCTTGTACCAGCTTAGATACTGAACGATCTTTCGAGTAACACTGGCCCAGTCACCGCGAACAGGTTGTCTAAACAGTCTAGCACTGGAGTACCATGGACTAGAATCTCTATCCAGCAACCAACGCCAGTCTGTGCTATAGGTATTGAGCATGAGCCATGCTGGCCGCCCCAGGGCACCGGCCAAATGAATTACCGCAGTGTCCACGCCGATTACAACATCAAGATGCATCATCAATGCAGCAGTATCTGCAAAACTTTGCACGCCACCGGGATAACAAGTAACGCCAGCATCGATTAGTGCTTGTTCTTCCACAGGCTCTGTATCAATTTGTAAATTGATCCATTCGTATTCGGGAGTAGATCGAATCATTTCCAGCATGGTTTCAAATGGCACTGACTTGTGTTGGTTGAGCCAGGAGTCACGTCGCCCACTCCAGCAAAAGCCTACTCGCATGCGTTTTTTAGCACCAAGCCGAGTCTGCCATGTTTTCATTGCATTAACATCTGCATTGAGATAGCTTTGCACCTTAGGCAAATTTTCTAAAGTGATTCCCAGAATTCCTGGGATACTCATGATGGGTACCCACATGTCAAACTCACCTGGATCATCGTTATATGTTCCGACCCAAGGCATGATCTCACTACGACTCAGCATGGGAACCAAGCCGTCAGTAACTTGCAGTTTGACAATAGCACCCATTGCATGCAGATTGTAAACAAAGCGGACAAACTGTATATTGTCTCCGTGTCCTTGTTCGCCTACTACAAGAATAGTTTTACCCCGGATATCTTCGCCACGCCAGCGAGGTTGTGAGAACTTGGGCTCAGTGCCAGCTAGATGCTCGTAGTTCCAGCGGCTTTCATATGCTGGCCAACCTTGTTTGTAGTCTCCCATGAGCAAATAGCACACTGCTAGATTAAATTTGGCGGTAATGTTGTTGGGTTCTAGTACAGCAGCAGCTTGCAAAAATGGCACAGCTCGTCGGGGATGACCAATTTCTCGCATGACATTGCCGTAGTTGTTGAATGCAGCACTGGATTCTGGATCTTGCACGAATGCCAGTGCATAACATTGCAATGCTCGTTCGGGTTGATTTTCAGCACGAAGCTGGTTGCCTTGTTCGATGAGTTCGGTGGTATTCACGTGATATTTACACTGTGTAGGTAGTCCATTTTATATTTTTGCTAAATACTTGTCAACACAATACGGTGTTTTATGCTGAGATTAATACCCACAGCGTAGCGGCTAGAACCCGCAGACTTATTCATAAGGAAACAAAAAAATGGGTCGTCCTCTAAAAATTCAAAAATTATCTACCGGTTCCGGTAATGGTGGTGCCAGCGTAGGCATCGATCTTGGCTTTCCCAACTTTGGCAGTTTAACCAATCCAGTCAAAAACACAGTTGGCAACATGACCAATGCTCAGTATCTGGGTGTGGTTGGTGGTGCAGCCCCGACTGATGCACCTAGTGCAACCAATCCTCGTGTGGACGTGATTGTGAACATTCAATTGGCATCAGGATCGGGAGCTGGCGTAGCACAAGGCTATATCATCCGTCAAAAGGGTAGTCGCAAGTATTTGGTTGGTGATGTTACCACCATTAATGACGAAGACATACTGGTTGGTAATACATACATGATCGTCACAGTCGGTGATACTAATTGGCAAACCGCCGGAGCACCGGTCGGTGCAGGCGTTGGTACAGTGTTTACTTGCACCAGCGTTGATGTTGGAGGTACTGGTACAGCCAATCTGGTTGGTGTTTGTGTGCTGGACAACGATGTTACCCCAGCAGCTGGTTTGATGGCAATCACATATACCAACAACAACAGCACAGCTACCCCAATCAGCAAGTTGACCAACAAATTCTTGTTGGACTTTGCTGGCGGTTCTGGATTCTCTCAAGCTGAAGTGACCAATGATGTTCGTTTTTCTGCCAACTTCTTCACAGACGAAGGCACAGTTATCAAATCTGGCACAACTGCTGTGGCCAACGTTACTGGACAACAAAACTTGCTTGACGTGGTTATTGTTGACAACGTTACTTCCTAATTGATTTAGGTACCGAATCCTCTCAGCTACATACTGAGAGGATTTTTTTATGAGCAGAGCTTTTGTACTAGGCAACGGAATCAGCCGCCGAGATATTGACCCCAACTATTTGAAACAGTTGGGGCAAGTGTATGCGTGTAACGCAATATATCGAGAATTTACCCCCAATGTGCTGGTTAGCACAGACACTCCCATCAGCAAAAGCATACAAGAAACTGGATATGCACAAACCAATGTCATGTACACTCGCAAGCCATTTCCTGCCCTGGGTGCTGTTAGAATACCCAAAGAATACTATGGATTCAGCTCGGGACCAGCAGCAGTGGGCATAGCAGCAATAGATCGAAATGTTGCTATCTATCTTGTGGGATTTGACATGGGTCCAACAGCCGCAGGCAAATTCAACAACGTCTATGCAGATAGTGAATTTTACAAGGCCAGTTCGGCCCCCCCTACGTTTATTGGCAACTGGGCAACACAGATCTCAACTGTTTGCAAAAATTACCCCAAAAGCAACTTTTACCGAGTAGTAGGAGCCACTACCGCAGATATCCCTGCACTTGCCAATGTGCCCAACCTGTATCACATGCCTTTGGAAGACTTCTTAAACAGAATAAATAACACAAAGGAACTCTAAATGTCTATCTATAAGCGTGTCAGTGGGAATCTTTTGGTACAAACAGTTGGTGCCACAGATTCTATCACATTTCAGGGCGCAACCGCCAACACTGCCACCGTTATTATTGATGGCAATTTAACTGTTACTGGAAACGTTGCACTAACTGGCAATATTGCTGGTGACAAGATCTTCAACGGCACAACCAGTATTGAAATTCCTGTAGCCAGCGGCAATGCCAATATCAGTGTAAGTGGTACATCCAATGTGTTTGTGGCCAACAGTGCTGGTATTGCAGTAGCCGGTACATCAAGTGCCAGTGGCAATGTCACAGGTGCCAATATCAACACAGCAGGTTTAGTCAGTGCTACTGGCAACGTCAATGGCGGCAACTTGAATATAACCACTGGCAACATTAATTTAACTCGGTCAGGAACAGCAACAACAGCACCTACTATTAGATTTACAGATTCAAATACCGCAGTAAGTTCGCTGGGCGCAAACATTGGATCGTTTGAATGGTTTACTTCTGACGCAACTGGTGCTGGACCTCGTGTGACCGCAGCAGTCAAAGCGCATCAGGAAATGCAAATGTGCTTATCCAAACTGCCAGTGGCGCAAGTTTAACTGACCGCATTGTGATTCTAGGAGCCACGGGCAATGTGGGTATTGCTAATTCTGCACCACTTCATACTTTAGCAGTGACTGGAACCATGTATGGATCTTCTACTCTGACTATTGTGGGTAATGTCACTGGAGGTAATGTTTCAACCGCTGGACTAGTAACAGCAACAGGCAACATCACTGGTGGTAATATCAACACAGGCGGCCTGATCACAGCAACTGGAAATATTTCTGGTGGTAATATCAGTGCTGCTGGCGGGATAGTTGGTGGTGCTGGCGGCGTCAGTGTAACTGGTAATGTCACTGGTGGCAACTTGATTATTAATGGCACAATGAGTGCGTCAGGTAATTTGACCACTACAAATATTTTTGCAACCACTCTAAGTGCCACAGGCAACATCACTGGTGGCAATATCAGCACAACAGGTATTTCCAACGTAGGCACCAGCATTGTCACAGGAACTCAAACAGTAACTGGCAACATCACTGGAGCCAATGTAAATGCAGGTATATTAAGTGCATCCGGCAACATACTTGGTCTCAATGTCAATACAGGAGTAGTCAGTGCCACTGGCAATGTGATAGCAAACGCAGGCGCATTCTTCGTTGGCGACGGTGGATTTTTAAGCAATGTCACAGTGGCGTCCAACGTCGCCGTGACACAGTTGGCCAACGGCACATCAAATTGGGCAATTCGTAGTTCTGGTGGAGATATCACTGGTGATGTGGGCGGCAGTGCCAACGTGGCAATTCTTACAGGTTCAGGATTTAGCCTAACTGGATTCATGAGCGCAGCTGGCAATGTCACAGGCGGTAATGTTAACACCGCAGGGTTGATCAGTGCCACTGGCAACATAATTGGTGGCAATGTATCAGGAGCAACTGGAGCATTTACCACTGTGATTGGTGGAGCCAATGCTAGCAATTTGACCACAGGCACAGTGCCCAGTGATCGATTAACTGGTCAGTATACCATCAATGTTCTTGGCAGTGCAATCACAGCTAACACTGTGGTTATTGCAGCACAACCAAACATTACCAGTGTTGGTACACTAACAGTATTGAGTGTTAATGGCAACATCACTGGCGGCAATTTAAACACTGGCGCACAAGTTATTGCTACGGGTAATATCACTGGCGGCAACTTGGTCACAGCTGGACAGTTGAGTGCTACTGCTAATATCACTGGTGGAAATGTATTCAGTTCTGGATTAATATCTGTAACTGGCAACGTTACTGGTGGCAATATAGTCACAGCTGGATTAGTTAGTGCAACTGGTAATTTGATTGGTGGAAACATTGAAATTACAGGATCTATCAGAGATTCAAGTCAACTGGATCTCGTGACTACTGCTGGAAATATTGTACTAACACCAGTTGCTGGATCTAATGTACAAATAGCTGCCAATGCAAACATCACAGTATCTACGGTTGCAACAACTACTGCTTCGGGTGCTTTGGTAGTTGCAGGCGGCGCCGGAATTGGCGGAAATGTATATGTTGGTGGGCTGGTCAGTGCCACAAGTAATGTCACAGGCGGTAACATTGTAACTGGCGGAGTAGTCAGTGCCACTGGTAATGTTAATGCGGCTGGTCTCACACTAGGTGTTGGTAACATCACAGGCGGTAACATTACCGCTACACATTTTGGATCAGGTGCAGGATTAAGCTCATTGACTGGTGCCAATGTCACTGGCACTGTGGCCAACGCCACATTTGCAACCACAGCTGGATCAGCAACCACAGCAGGCACAGTTACAACTGCTGCCCAGGGCAATATTACATCAGTAGGCACACTAACTTCATTGGCAGTTACTGGCAATATTACTGGTGGCAATTTGAGTGTGAGTGCTGGTACTGTGACAGCAGGAAACATTGTCAACTCCAATGCAAATGGTGTAGGCAACATTGGTAGTGCATCTGTTTACTACAACACAATATTTGCCAAAGCAACCAGCGCAGAATACGCCGACTTGGCAGAAAAATTCCGTGCTGATGCAGACTATGCTCCGGGCACAGTGCTGGTGTTTGGTGGCGATCAAGAAGTCACAATATCAACTGTTGCAACTGATCGCAGACTAGCCGGGGTTGTGTCTACTAACCCTAGTTACTTGATGAATTCTGGATTAGAAACAAACTACCCAGTAATACTAGCCCTGCAAGGACGAGTTCCATGCAGAGTATCTGGTCCTGTGCGAAAAGGCGATATGTTGGTTTCTGCACCCGGCGGAGCAGCACAAGCACACGAAAATCCACCAACTGGCGCCATCGTTGGCAAAAGCCTAGAGAACTTTGATGGTGTCATTGGCATTATTGAAATTGTAGTGGGTCGAGACTAAAACGGCTAAAACTTAATTGGGCAATGCCTGGTAAATACATCAGATGACCAGGATTACCTATGACACAACAGATAATTGACATCGGCGCCAGCGCTAACGACGGCACCGGTGAGCCGTTGCGAGATGCTTTTAACGCTGTAAACGAGAATTTTACAGAAATTTATGATGCTGGCCCTGTTGGCAGCAATGTTGTAATCACCGGCAATACCATTGCGGTAACTGGTATAAACAACAATTTGGTACTGCAAGCCAACGGTATTGGCAATATTCAAGCCAACAGCAGCATAGTACCCAGCATTGATGCAGTGTACGACCTTGGTACAGCAGGCACACGATTTGACACAGTACATGCTGCATATTTTTCCGGCAATGGTAGCCAATTAACTGGTGTAGTTTCATCCTCTGGCCCGTTCATTGCCAACGGCACATCTAATGTTACTGTGGTATCCAGCGGTGGCAACGTCACTATAGGTATTCAGAATACCAGTAACACAGTGGTTTTTGGCCGTTTGAACTCCACCTTCAAAGGCAATATACTTCCTGCTGCAAATGTAACTTATGATTTGGGCAGTGCTGCACAGGCCTGGAATGACTTGTATTTGTCCAACAGCACCATTTATTTAAATAATGCAACGATTTCAGCCAACACCAATGCTTTTACATTAACAACCCCTTCTGGTGGGACACTATTGCTGCAAGGCAGCGGTACAATAACCCCATACGGTAATTCAAATGTTGCAACTTATTTGCCAACCTACACTGGCGCCTTGCGCGGCGCTAATGTATCAGTAACAGGCAATGTTACTGGACAATATATTCTCGGCGATGGTAGTCAACTAACTGGTTTGCCTGCAACATATTCAAACGCTAACGTGCAAGCGTACCTGCCAACATACTCGGGCAACATTGGTTCTATCACTGCTACCGGTAATATCCAATCAGTTGGTGGCATCTTTATTGGTAACGGCGCTGGACTCACTGGTGTAGTGGCCAGCGGCAACGTTGGCGCAGCAAGTAAACTCACAAACGGCACAACAGAATTTAACATCCCAGTGGCCAACGGCAACGTGGTCGGCAATATTGGTGGTGTGACCAATGTCTATACATTTGCCTCAACTGGAATGAGTGTTGTTGGCAATGTAACAGCGAACTATTTTGTAGGCAATGGTAGCGCACTAACAGGCTTGCCCGCCACTTATGGCAATGCCAATGTGGTGGCCAATCTGGCAGCACTGGGAACAAATCCAGTCAGCACCACTGGCAACGTGACTGCGGGATATTTTGTTGGTAATGGCGCACTACTCACTGGCATTGCTGCCAGTTACGGCAATGCTGAAGTGGCCACATTCTTGGCTGCATTTGGTTCAAACACAATATCAACCACAGGCACAGTCACAGCAGGCAATGTCACTGGTGGTAATTTACTAACAGCTGGGTTGATCAGCGCAACTGCTAGTATTACAGGCGGTAACGTCTTTACAGGTGGATTGATTGTTGCGACTGGTAACGTTACTGGTGGTAATTTAGTAACTGGCGGTACAGTAAGTGCATCTGGTAACCTTAGTGCAATTGGCAACGTCACTGGCGGAAACATTGTCACAGCAGGACTAGTAACTGCAACTGGCAACATCACAGGTGGCAACATTGCCACTGGCGGCCAGATTACTGCAACTGGTAATATCACAACCACAGCCAATATTGCTGGCGGTAACTTGACAGTAAGCGGTGCATTTGCTCCAGCTACCATGACAGCCACAGGCAACGTAGCAGGCGGCAATTTAACAACCGCAGGCGTGGTCAGTGCAGCAGGCAACATTATCACAGCTGGTTACTTTGTTGGTAACTTTGCCGGTAATATTACAGGCAATCTAACAGTGCCTGGATCCAACACACAAGTGTTGTTCAACAACCAGGGCAACGCAGGTGCCACAGCAGGATTGACATTTGATACTGCTGGACCAAACTTGCTTGCAGTGGGCGGAAACGTACAAGCGGGTAATTTAACAACCGCAGGACTGG